AATCTGCTGCCAAATCTTTCCGCCAAACAACACGGCGATTCGCTCGCGCCACGACAGCTTCCAGCAACAGGCGATGCGGCCTTGCGGGTCGTTCTCAAACCGATGGGCTGGCAGCGGCCGGTACTGCGGTTGATTCTCGGCATATACGGCGGTCTGCTCGGGGAATGTGGCGATGGTCATACGTCTCCGTGGTTGTGGTGTTGTATCGGAAGCAATTCGGTTTTCAGGCATCTGCGGCATTGTCGGTAGTGAATCCGCGCTACAAACCAATCTTCGCTGCGGTTTCGGTAATCGTGACCGCGCCAAAGGCATTTCAGGAATCCGGTGAAAACTTCCAGCATGACTACTCCGACATCTTCGCTATACGGCGCTCCATGCGCTCCAGCGCCGCCGCCACGCGGTTTGTTTCCTCGTCAGCGGACTTCATCACTGCCGTGGGCCGTGGCGTGGCTCCGGGCGGTCTGAGGCTCTGCATGGTGTTCGACAGCCCAGCGCCCGGCACCGGCGCGTTCGGCGCGTTCGTCTCACCCGGCTTACCGGCTCCGGCGGCCGGTTTGATAATCTCGTCGCCGCCTTCTTCGGATGGCAGCGGGTCGAGGCGCATGACCTTACGAATCTCGTTGCGCTTGAAACACTGGGTCTGCGCCATCTCGGTGGCAATCGTCGCGTTGGCCGTTTCCTCGGTCAGGTCCATCACTGGCAACTCAAACTCGTAGTCGGTTACGCCGAGGCATTGGAGCAACATGTTCATCGGATGCTCGACACGGCGTTGACGCGGCAACACGACTTCATCCCGGAACTGTTCGGCCTGTTCGGGTGATGTCTGGAACTTCGAGGTATCCAGCGATGCGACGCGGGACGGCGGCACGCGACGGCAGGCTAATATCTCGTCCCGGTTCATGTTCTTGTACAGCTTGAAGCTCATGTCCTTAACGTCCTCGGACATTTTCTCAAACCGGATGGCCTCGTCCACTTTGAGGTTGGACCCGTCCATGCCGATGATGAGCGGCTTGTGCCAGTCGCCTTTGCGGAGCTTCTGCTCAAAGAATTCTTCGATGCGTCGCTTGGTCGGGGCAGATACCTGACCGCCGAATAGTATCGCCCATTTCGCAATCATGTTGGACTCAAACATGTCGAGGTTGTAATCGCGCGCGCGAAGGTCGGCCAGTATAGAGCCGATGGCCGCTAAGTGGTCCGGAATTCCGTAGTAGTAGGAAACCGGATTGGGCCGGTGGATGTGGATGATTTCGTTCAGGCTGAAATCTTTGTTGTCGGGACTGAATGGGAAAAAGAACGCCCGTTTGCCGCCGCGAATCTGCTCGTACTTGGAGCGGTCGAAATGGATTCGCATCGTGTCAGACGGGATGTAATAGATGTACTTTGGAACGCCCTCTTCACGCGCGACTTCGATGAAACCATTGCCGGTGTTTTCGTAATCTTGCTGGACGGACTTGAGCACATCCTCAATCGGGAATCGCTCGCCGCAGGTGCGGACGAACGAGACGGCCAGTTCCTTTTGCGCTTCGTCACCATCCTGACCGTCGGCGTCCTCGGCTTCTTCAAGATGTTGGGCCAGCTTGACGCCGACCTCGTAGCCGATGACAGAATCTACGATGGCGTCAACTGCGGCTTTGTTCCAGACGTTCTGGTCGTAGAGCCCGCGCAGTTCACGGAAGTTGAATGGTGGAGAAACGTACTGCCAGCCGTGCTCCAAGGGTCGAACTTGTCGCGATACACCAGCGCCGCCTTCGCCCTGATTGCGACCCATGACTTGTCCGCCAGCGAATGGAAAGTCTGTGGCGCTCATGCCGCTGGATTGTACCGACAACTCGGAAGGGCTGGATACGCCGGGAAGTTTGGCTTTGACTTTGGCTTTCGCCTTGGGGTTCTTAGGCATGATTGTCGCGTTCTACCATTCGCCGAAAGGGGTCAGGACGGTCGCCATGTCGCGCTCAGTTAAACCGCACGTGTTCGGCCAGCGCGGTCTGTTCCAGCGCCTCGGGTTCCATGCCCACGCTCATCGTGAAGTTTAGTCTTTCCGAACCCGACCTTGGTTCGACGTGCAACTCCATCTGGTTGCACAGTTTGACCTGCATCAACGGCGATGGGCCGATGAGTATCGGTCCGCCCATCACGCTCTTGTTTTCGGGGTCACTATTGGGCATGGCATCCAGTGCGATGGCTTTCAGGCCGAACAAGTCTTTATGGTTATGCTCGTCTCTCCACAAATCCATGGCATGCGAGCCGTAGAAGATGGGGCCGTCGCTCGTTTTCACCAAAGCTTTGATGGCCGCCAGTGCAGCAGCCGGGTCGCCCCACCATCTGGCATCATATCGCCTTTCTTTCGGCACCTGCGCGATGATGCCGTCCTCCATCCCCAGCAATCCTTGTGGACCAGCTTTCTTGCCATTGATAAACAAATCCATCAGGTCAAATGCCGACCGTTCCGCGGCAATTTGCAGCAGTGTGTCCACGAATCCAGACTTGTCTATGTTTCGTTCGATGGTTTCATCGCTGATGGTAGTAAAACCATCCAGCTTTACCGGCTGGGGCTCACTTACGACGGTTATTTTCCACGCCCTCAGTCCATCGAAGGATTGTTGGAGATGACGCGCGAACACCTGAACGGATTCTACGTTCATGTGCTCGAAGTCCGGCGCGATGCTGCGGATGTGCTCTTTGAATTTGGAGTGGGTGTCGCTGTTCATGTTACGCTTCCTCGTCTTGCAGTTGTTTCCGTGCGGCCTGTGCCTTGCCAATCCGGGCTTCGATACAATGGGCCGGTGGTGCCGCCTTCATCACCTTCATCGCATGCCAGCGGAGACGACGCACGTGATTGGGTTTGATTTTCATGGCCCGGCCTATCGCGCGGACGGGCATAGGCTTGGTGAGGCACATCGTCGCCAAGCACACCAGCTTCTCGCGGTCACTCAGTACGATTTGGCTCCCGAGATATTCTTTGACGCGCTGGAAGCTCTTGTTGTCGACCGTGTCCTTGCCGTTCATCAGCCGTTCTACTTCGCGGTGGTCGGTGTCGGTCCCGAATACGCGTCTGTCGAGTTCTTTCCAGTTGAACTCGGTCGCCGGTATCTCCGGGTCGTCGGCATGCAGTTCGTGAGTGTTGGATGGCCGGGTGTCGATAGCTTCCCGGCCTTGCAATAGCCGGATGACCTTCATCGGCACCAGCACGTATTCCTCATCGCCAATCTTCTCGCCGCCGTCTACGGAGCGAAGCTTGATGGGGTTGGATTTGGTGCCGCGTTTTGGTTCAGCCATTCGCTTCTCTTTCTGCGGTAATCTGGTCCGCAATCTCTTGGGCCTTCTTGTAGTGGTCTTTGAGGAAATCTTCTCTGTTGAATACAGGTTTTTCATCGTCACCGCCGCTTGGGGTGTTATACATATTTAACTCAACGTTCCTGCGTCCGGCACAACTCAACAGGAATGCGTCGGCCAAGTCTGGACTGGGAAGCCCGCGCTTCTTCATGACCTTCTTGGGTTCGAGTTGAATCCGGCCGTCACTGCGCGGGATGCGCTTTCTTCCCGTCAACTGGTTCTGCAAATCCGCCACGCTCAGGTAGCCCTCTTCGGGGTCGGGGTCGTTGGGGTCGGGCATCTGAATCAACCCGACCTCACCCGCCTGCAGCTTGAGGCGCGCTTCGTACCACACTTCGGCACCGGCGTCGTGGTAGGCAATGCCGTCAATCGGTGAGCCGCCGAAATTGAAGCGATTGAAGTGATACCCGAGTTCATCCAGTCTGTCGCATATCGCCCAGCCCATGCTGCCGTCATCGATGTTCACGCCTTCGGGCACTAGCCCGTATTTCTTGGCGTCATGCTGGAAGTAACGGATGATTCGACCGGCGGATTCCATGGTGTTGGGCTCTTTCCACCGGCGCAATGCCATCTGGCGATTGCCGACGGTCAGACTGTAGGCGCACTCGTCACCGCCACCGGCCGCCAAGTCGATGCCCGCGCATGCGCCACGGCTCTTGTCCCATTCGGGTGGGTCCTCGACCATCTTCTGCACAAACGTCAGCGGAATGACCACCAGCGGGTCGTCGGCGGATGAGAACTCGCCCATGACCGTGGATAAATAGAATGGGGAAGTCTCACCGTATTTGCGCTTGAGCAGTTCTATCTGGGCGGGGTCAACATAGGGAGATTCACCCATCTTGATATGGATGGGGTGATAGAGGTCGGAGAATTTAGAGAAGCATTCGTAAAATGGACCCAATGGCGAACCCGGTGAACTAATGACCAACTGCCGCACCCAATCGCCGGAAGTCAGCAACCGTTCGCTGGCGTCGAAGATGTTTTGCGGGACAATCTTGGCCTCGTCGATGATGACGAGAATTCGTTTCGCATGCCAGCCTTCAAATTTCTCAGGCTTGTTGGTCGAGAATCCGTACCCGTAACTACCCAGCTTGTTGAATCGTATCGCGGTTTGCAGGATATCGCCACCGAGCGGAACGAGCGACCGGGAATACATGCGGTTGACTTCGAGCCAGAGCGAGTATACCTGACGACCCGAGCCCGCGGTCGTGATGACCGTGCAATCCTTGAACATCGAAGTGCCCCACAAAATCAACTCGGCGGCAGAAATCGACTTGCCGACACCGTTGGGCGCACGCACCACTGTCCGCTTATTCTTGACGACGGACATCAGGATTTCATCCTGCTTGGGGAAGTTACCGGCTATCTGCATGCCTTTAGCATCGAACTTGGGCGCGTTGCCAAGCACTTCGCGAACGAACTTCGGCGGGTTGCCGGTGTAGGTGTCCAGACTGAAATTGACTTCACTCATGCGGTGGAAGCTGCTTCAGGGCGTTGGATTCAGCATTCAACTGTTTCTGCTCGTGATGTTGCGCGATGAAATCTTCGATGGTCGTGGCCGTCTTGCCGGTTTCCTTCTTGTCTTGTTCCTGAGCGACACCCATTCCCAAGACCTTCATCCTCATCTCACGGCACTTGGCGACTATAGCCAAGGCACGCATATCGCCTTCGTCGCGCTCGATTTGGGTGGCTGTGGCCGTCGAGGACGGTCCCATGACGCCGTCGCTCTTGGTCACGCTGGCGACTCGCTTTACCTTCCGACTGCGCTCGTAGGCATCCAGCGCGCGCTCCGTGTCCTCGTCAATCGCCTTGAGCATCGTGGCGATGTGGGCTCGCATGTTGGCGCTGGCTTCGTTCTGCCAACCCGCAATGAGCGCCTGCATGTCCTCGGATACCGTGCCGATGCTGCAACCCATTTCCTTGGCGATACGGCGTACCGTCCAGCCCTTCTTGAGGTACATGTCCGAGACGCGGGCGCGGCGCTCGGCGATTTCAGCCTTCTGCGCTGCCCGGTAATGGCTGTGACTGTTCAGTTCCATAGTGTTCAGACAGTAAATTCAGTAATTTCTGTCATTACAGAAATATATGAAATATAGGTAACTATTTGCAGGACAGGGTTCAAGGCTTAAAACTCGGGTGGATTTTTTGGGCGCTGATTCCGCACGGCAATAGATATACGCCCAGCGAGCGTCAGAAACAAGTGCCAGTTGTCAAGCTTGAATGGAAGACTCGGAAGAGCGGAGCAATTCAGGGGCATGTTTGGATAGATAATTCTTGCAAAACTCTATCATGTCCATAATGCGCTGACCGGGGGGATGAGAACTAGACCAAAGCTCAAGATTTTCAATTCGATTATCACTTCTGATTCCATTTTTGTGGTGCACCGTTTCTAGATTGCTAAGTTTCCTACCGAGAAGATTCTCCATCACAAATCTGTGCTCTGCGATATGCCTTGCCCCCTCTGGGATGGAATCATCTCTAATCGTCAGGATGACATATCCCCGCCTGACCCATTTACCGCCCCTCCAGCTTTTGTTCTCCGGTCCCCTTTTTCGATGCAAGCACCCACAGGAAATTACCTTACCAGCGAAAACATAGTTCCATTGCAGAGACTTTACGTTACCGCATTCACATTCGCAAAAACACTTGAATGCTCCGTGTTTTGTGCGCCATTTATCCGGACCAAGAACAGTAAGTTTTCCGAATTTCTTACCCACATAAGCAAAAATACCTTCATCCCATCGGGATTTTGATGGCTCAATATTTACCGATTGGATTGGTGTCGCCTCTATCTCAGAATCTTTATCGCACCTACAACCGAACTCGACGCCCGTTTTAAGTTCTGCCAAAGTAACAATGGCAAAATCACCACAATCACATTTGCAAAGCCAATGGGATTCTTTTCCCCTCGTCGATGGTATCGGCAGGAGTGGAAGGAGTTGGCCGTACTTCTTTGGTGGGCTCTTGCTTCTTTGGTCTGCCACCAAGCTTGCCGTTTTCTCTGGCGGCGGCGCGTTGTTTTTCGGTGGCGGCTGCTCCGCCGAGACGGCCAAGGGCAACTGCTGCTGGGTTTTTTCGGTTTTTTCGCATATCATGTCACCCCATACTATATCCCCAGCGGTGGGGAAAATCAAGCGACAGTTTCATTTCTCCCCAGATACAACCGCAACACCGCATGGTCGTAGAACGGCAGGAACGGCTCGGGCTGGGCGGCGTCGATGAACACCGGCACCCCGGTTATCCAAATGGGCGTGCCGCCAGCGCGATAGCGTTCGACCTCTCGCACCTTCTCGCGGACCGCCGTTGCGTATTCCGGTCGGGCTACAATGCCAATGAGGCAGCGGACCGGCGACTGAGTCTTGGCCAAGACCTCGGCGAATTCCTTCATAGTGAAGGAAGTGGCGGTAGTGTTCATTCGCGGTCTTTCTTCTCTCGCAGAATCTGTACGATGGCGCAGGTCGCACATCGTTTTCCCGGCCATTCTTCCCAACCATATTTGTTGCGCTCGATGTTTAGCTTTTTGCGGATTTTCCTTCCGCAAAATGTCTTGGTGGAAGATTGAAAGGCGTGGAATGGAGCGCACTCAAGCCTCACGGCATCGGCTCTAGCTTTTACGGATAGGCCGTGCATGTCAGGTGCTCCCCGGCGCGAAGTATATCTCCGCCCTTCGATGCGGCCCGCAAATCGTGTTGACGATGGCCTGCGCGAAACACTTTAGTCCACGGAACTCCTGCTCCATGTGGCCGACCCAGCCGTATTCCTCCAGCTTCACCAAGGCTGCCGCACAAA